CAAAAACCACAGTTAAAAGACGGCGAGATACAACTCCACGCCGATGGGGCCGTCAAGTGTACGTGGCCGGCATTCCTGCCCGACCCCAAGCGCATCAAAGCAGATCAAGCCTGGTATGGCAACACCGCCAGCTTTATCATCGACCGGTTCGCCGAGGGCCGAGTGTCAGCGTCAGCGGCCAACTGCGAATACATCCTGGTGATGATGCTGGACGACATTGGCACCAAGTCCAAGACGCCCCCGCTTGAGCCCACTTGGATCATGGAGACGTCCCCCGGTTCGTTTCAGTGGGGCTACGCCTTCAGCGATCAGCCCACCAAGGCCGAGTTCAGCGCGGCCATCAAAGCCATCGCCGAGGCGGGCTACACCGACCCCGGTGCCTGCAACCCAGTGCGCAACTTCCGACTGCCGGGTAGCGTCAACCTCAAACCGGGCCGCGACAACTTCGCCGCGCGCCTGGTGACTTTTCATCCAGAACGCGAATACACACTAGGTACTATTTGCGATACCTTGGGTGTCACACCAGTGGAGCCCGACTCGCTCACCTTGCGCCCGATCCGCATCTCTGATGATGGCGCCGATGACGTGATGGCGTGGCTCTCCGGCCAGGGCCTGCTGCTCTCCAAGCCCAACGGCGAGGGCTGGGCGGGCGTCATCTGCCCTAATGGTGCCGAGCATACCGATGGCAACCCAGAGGGGCGCTATATGCCCGCCAACCGGGCCTATTGCTGCCTGCACTCGCATTGCGTCGACTTCGATTCCCGCGCCTTTCTGACGTGGGTGGCCGACCAAGGTGGCCCCGCCCACACCCCCGGCCTGCGCGAGGAACTGCTCACCCAGGCCATGGAGTCAGCTTTGAGTAAGTTAGCACCGACCGCCGATTATCCAGACGAAGCCGCGCGCGTCATCGCCGAGGTGGAGCGCAAGGAACTGGGCCGCATTGAGAAGAACGAATGGTTCGAACGCTTCGCCTACGTCCAGACCGATGACGCCTTTTTCGACATGACCGACCGCCGGGAGGTGTCGCGCAACACCTTCAACGCCTTGTATCGGCACATCGACTGCAAGTCGATCCACAACGCCAAGCGCCGCATCGAGGCCGCCACGTCCTTCGATGAGAACCGCCAGGGCAAGGGCGCCAAGTCCCTGGTCGGCATCACCTACGCCGCCGGGGCGTCCGTCTTGGTCTCGCGTGAGGGTCATGTTTACGGCAACCGCTGGCGCGATGCGCGTCCGCAGCCGGTGGCCGGTGACCCGGCCTTGTGGCTCGCCCATGTGGAGCGCATGGTGCCCGAGCGGTTCGAGCGTGAGCATCTCCTCAATGCGCTGGCCCACAAAGTCCAGTTCCCAGGCCACAAGATCAATCACGCCATCCTTTTGGGTGGCAACCATGGGTCAGGCAAAGATACCCTTTTCGCCCCCTTCTTTTGGGCCATTGGTGGCCCGTCCAAGCACAACTGTTCATTGGTCAAGAATGAAGAGCTCACCTCCCAATGGGGCTATGCGCTTGAGTGCGAAGTGATGGAAATCGCCGAGCTGCGCCAGGCCGAGGCCAAAGACCGCCGAGCGCTAGAGAATACCCTCAAGCCCATCATCGCCGCGCCCCCTGAGCTGTTGCCGGTCAACCGCAAGGGCTTGCACCCCTACATGGCTTTGAACCGCGTCTTCGTGATCGCCTTCTCCAATGAACGCGCAGCCATCAGCATCCCCTCAGAGGATCGCCGCTGGTTCTGCCTTTGGTCAGACGCGCCTAAATTAGCGGAGGCTCAGGCGGTGAACTTGTGGAACTGGTATCAACACCGGGGCGGCTTTGAGGCCGTGGCGGCGTACTTGCACACCCGCGATGTATCGGCCTGGAATCCAAACGCCGCGCCCCCGATGACCGAGGCCAAAGCGATCATGGTCGAACATGGCATGAGCGGCGCGGAGTCCTGGTTACTCGATCAGATGCGCAGACGTGTCGGCGAGTTTGCGCGGGGCGTGGTGGGTTCCCCCTTCCATGGCCTTTGTGACCGCCTGCAAGGCCAAGCGCAGCCGATGGGCACCAAGATAGTAGCCGCCGCCCTCATGCACGCCCTCAAAGAAGCGGGTTGGGTTGATTGTGGGCGGTTGGCCTCTCGCGCCTACTCCACCCGCAAGCATATATTCTGCGCCCCCGATATGCTCGCCACCTCAAAATCAGACCTTCGGGCTTTGGTTGAGTCATAAAAAAAGCCCCCTTGCGGGGGCTTATGAGGGTTGGCAACTGCTCAAAGGTCAAGCAGTAGGGCAAGTATAGCGGCCAAAATGACCGCGCAGATCAACGCCATGCCACCCCCTTGGGCTGTGGGGGTGGGGGCGCATACCGCCTCAGAATGTCTTCAAATATTGGATGCAGCATTGGGCAGCTCCACATACATAGTGTCCAACGTGTCATCCATCTCCCCGCCGGACTGGTAAGCGTCAACGACTAAGCCAGTTGGCTGTACACGTATACGCACTACAAAACCGCCCACTTCGAACCACGCCGCGCCATCGGTCAAAATGTAATCGTCGTCGGGCAAATCGCGCGGCATTCCATCGCCCAAGGTGCGCTTTAAATCGTCAATTTGGCCCAATAGATCGGCCTTGGTGGCGTCGCCCGCAATGTATGCGGCGCGTTCTTGTTCAGATATTTGCATAATTTATTCTCCAAATTCAGCGTTATGTTCGCCCATGGCGCGGGCCATGAGTGTGAGGGTGCGGGCGTTATCCACGCCGTATATTTCGGGCCTATCCCAAAAGCCCACGCCGTGCCCGTTACGGGTCAGCCATAAATCATGGCCAATTTGCGCGGCATCGTATTGGCTCAGGTCAATCTCACCCGAACATGCAAGGCGCAAGCGGTGGCACGCGCTCCAGGCCTCTAGCTTGGCGTTAGGGCATAGGGGCGCGCCGGGCTCTGGTTGCCCATCGTCGCCCATTTCAATGAAATAAATGGCATCGATATAGGCTTCGGTCATTGCGTCGATCATGCTGTTATCTCCTTTGGAATTTCAACTTCATCACCCAGCTTTGACGCGACAAAGCACCGCATAGCGGCGATCAGGGGTGTTGGGCCTTTGCAAAAGATGCCGTCCGTGTCAATCCACGCTTCCCATTCGAGTCCAATATATACAAGCTGTACCCTCTCCCGCTCAATGATCGGCCCACCTTGTGCCCAGTCGGTTGAATAAAGGTGAGGGCAATTCTCAGCCCTCCATTTTGTGGCCCTGTCGCCAACTGCCAGGCCTTCGCACTTTGCCACCGCCCAGTCAAGGGCGGCCCCGGTAAGTACAGATGTTTTCATGCTGTCACCTCATTTAATCCGCAGATGTAGGCGTGCAGTAGGTTCAACAATTCGCGCTTCGGGACGTGCCCCATCGACAGTGGCGAGGTTACGCCGCCCCCTTCGTTGAACATACGATGCAAGCAAACGCCACCATAGGCATGGCTTAAGTGATAGTTGCCGGGCTGGGCTTTGCCATCAATGTATGGCTCCATGGGCGAGCCGGTGATGCGGTTCAAGCGATCGACAATGGCTTGCAGTTGTTTATCAGTTACGCGGTTCATATCGTGTACTCCAATGAAGTTGATTGAATGGTGACAAGTCACCCGATAGCCCACGGCATGGGCTATCAGTTGCGCTGTCAATTAATCTTTAGCAAAATTTGCGGTAAATTCTTGGTTTGGATAAAGTGCCTCTGCGGCCAAAACCGCATCCTTGCAGGTTTTATAGGCATTTGTAGACCAAGCGTAAAAGTATTTAAGGTGTGGCGCTGATTTTGGCGCGCCCTTGGCGTAAACGTGAATTTTGCGTTTGTAAACTTTAAAATCTGTTCTCATGGTGTGTGTCCTTATTTAACCAAAACGTCAAAGTAAGCCAAAGCGCAGAAAGTCAGCGCGGCAGCGATTGTGAGGGCAGCGAGTATGTCTTTCATGCTGTCACCCCTTCGATCTGCGCCGCTTCGTTCATAAGCCACGCCATATCGGTGTCGGGAAAGTCTGAGCAGTCAATCTCACCCAATATCCGATGGGGTGGATCAATGTCGCAGAATAGCTCGGCCACAGTGTTTTGATTGCCATACATCAAGACAATCTGCGCCCTTGCTATCTCAGGGGTCGCAGCAGTCGCCCTGACAGTGTTAGACCTGTCTAGAATCTTATGGATGATTGAATATGTGTATTGCTTCATTTTGGTTTGCCTTTCGGTTAGTTAAGTTTTGCGGTGCTCTCATATATATAGCATGGAAGATTCGTGCCAGTCGCTGTAAGTGATTGATTTACAAGACCCCTCCAAAACCCTATGTAAGCGAATGACTTACAATTGTAGGTAATGGTGGGCAACGTGTAAGCAATGAAAATATGCCCCGATTGCTTACATATTTTGAGAGTGAAAACCTGGGTTTGTAGGTAATGTAAGCAATGGTTTTCTAACATTCAAAAAAATTCTTTAGGGGTGTAAGGTTGGGTGATATGGGGACGCTTTCAGCCGTCAGCCCCACCGTTTTGGCTGCGACTGAAATTCCCAAAAAGATTACCTACAAAACCGGTTTTTTAGCCTAAGCCTATGATTTAAAAGGGAAAAAGTGTAAGCAATCCGACTTGCCTACATTTTGACGCTCAAACGTGCATGGTGCATGGCAAAAGCCCCAAGCCCGCACCATGTAGGCAATGTTAGCAATGCCCACATTGCCCCCCACTAAAGTACTACAATGTAAGGTTCTGTAAGGTTGGTGGCCGCGTGCCCGGTGGCCGATTGCTTTTGGCTTGGAGGGGGGTGGGGAGGACCGACGGCCAAGGGCCACGGAAGCGGAGGGGCCGTGAACAAAATTTTTTAAAATTTTTAATAGCCCACATTGCCCACACGACCCACAAATTTTTAAATTTATTTTTGGTATATTCGGCACATGTTTGAAAGCCTACCTTTTGCACCGCGCAAGGTCGAAGCGACTGAGGCGCGTTTGCACCGCATCTACGAAGCCGCCAAGTTGGGGTTGAAAGGCGACTCGTTGGCGTTGGCGTCAGGCATGCTGCCTTCCGAATACCGGCAACTGGTGCAGCTTGACCCCATCGCGGAGATGGCCGCGCAAAAAGGCAAGGCAGACGCTGAAATGGAAATGTCCCAGTGCTTGCACAAGGCGGCGCGAGAGGGCGACTCCAAGGCGGCGTTGGCCATCTTGCAAAACGTCCATGGCTGGGTGGCCAAGCAATCTATCACTATTGATGTTGATCAGCGCATTTCAGTCACCCAGGCGCTGCGCGATGCTGAATCCAGGGTCATTGACGTCATTGCCCACGCGCCCAGCCCCAAACTAGAGTTACCCACGCATGCAGAGCACCAAGTACAGCGCTGAAGACGAACAAGAGCTGATGGCCCGGCTGTGGATCCCGGCGATCAAGGACAACCCGCTGGCGTTTGTGATGTTTGCTTTTCCATGGGGCGTCAAGGGTACGCCGCTGGAAAACTTCCAAGGCCCGCGTAAATGGCAGCGCGAGGTGTTGCTGGACATTGCCGAACACATCAAGCTGAATCAGGGCAAGACTGACTTTGATGTGTTGCAAGAAGCCATTTCGTCTGGCCGGGGTATTGGCAAGTCGGCGCTGGTCTCATGGATTACGATCTGGATGCTGGCCACGCGGATTGGCTCGACGACCATTATATCGGCCAACAGTGAGTCACAGCTACGGTCAATCACCTGGGCCGAAATCACCAAATGGCTGGCCATGGCCATCAACTCACACTGGTTTGAAGTGTCAGCCACCCGCGTCATGCCGGCCAAGTGGCTAACTGAGCTGGTCGAGCGGGATTTAAAGAAGGGCACCCGGTACTGGGGCGTGGAGGGACGCTTGTGGTCGGCCGAAAACCCTGACGCCTACGCTGGCGTGCACAACTTTGATGGCGTGCTGGTGGTTTTTGACGAGGCGTCAGGTATTGACGACTCCATCTGGGCGGTGACCGGCGGGTTTTTCACGGAAAACACGCCAAACCGCTTTTGGTTGGCGTTTTCCAACCCACGGCGCAACACCGGGTACTTTTACGAGGCTTTTAACTCCAAACGTGCCTTTTGGCGCACCCAAATCGTAGACGCCAGGACGGTCGAAGGCACCGACAAGGCGGTTTACAACCGAATTATTGACGAATATGGGCCTGACAGTAGTCAAGCGCACGTTGAGGTCTACGGCATGTTCCCAAGTGCGGGCGATGACCAGTTTATTTCGTCCAACGTGGTAGACGACGCCATGGCCCGGCCCAAGTACAAGGACGCCAGCGCGCCAATTGTGATTGGCGTAGACCCGGCGCGGTTCGGAGCGGACGCCACAGTGATCGCGGTCAGGCAAGGACGGGATATTGTCAAGATTATGCGCCACCGGGGCGACGACACCATGACGGTGGTGGGGTATGTGATCGAGGCGATTGAGGAATTTAAGCCAGCGCTGGTTGTGATCGACGAAGGCGGGCTAGGTGCGGGTATTGTCGATCGATTAAAAGAGCAGCGGTACAAGGTCAAGGGCATAAACTTTGGAAATAAGTCTAAAAATCCGATCATGTACGGTAATATGCGCGCGCAGATGTGGGGGGATATGCGAGAATGGCTGAAATCTGCTAGTATCCCTAGCGACAGGTTCTTGAAGACGGACTTGATTTCGCCTATGATGAAGCCTGATTCACGGGGAACAATCTTCTTGGAAAGCAAAAAAGAA